TTATTGAACATCTCCCTTTTTATCTTCTTGTTTTTGTTTACCACCTAAAATTTCAACAGCATTTGTTAGTGCTGAAGGTAAAGGGATTCCCATACGTCCAGCGTTTTCTAAAAGTGATAACAATTCATTACCCATGAAGAAAAAGATTGTTGCTTCACGAATAGCACTGTTACTTCCAAACGCTGTATCTAATTGCGCTGCCACTCCAACCAAAAGAAAAAGCACCACCTTTTTGGCGATGCCTTTAAAACCTACTTTACTTTTTAATTCCCCGTTAAATCCAGCTGCTATCATGCCAGTTAAATAATCTATAACTGCCATCGTCACTAAGATTTTCAATGTTGCATCCCATCCTCCCAAGAAATACCCACAGAAGCCACCAAACGTAGCTATAAATGTTTTCATTAATACATCAATACGATCCATCTTTTCACTCCTTTATACAAAATAAAAAAGAGCGGTGAATTTCACCTCTCTTTGTTTATGTCACTATTCGATTTCTAAAAACACTTTGTTCCCTTCCTGTTTAACCGTTATTTCGTTGTCAACAACACAACCGCCTTCACAGGATATATAAACTTCACTATCAGGATTCAAATTTAACAAATTTGCAATTAATTCTTCAACAGTCAAATCTGCACCTCCCGTGAAATAGATTTTTAACTATATACAGGAATACCGACTATATATGGTGATAATCCTTCCGAATACCTCTTGAATGAATTAGAATGATTTCGAATGAAATTCTCTTCTTCCTTGACCTCTTCTAACCATTTTTTTGCAGAATCTGTTAAACCTCTACAGAATTGTGCTACATCAATATTCAATGCGTCATTAATTACATTATTATGGAAAAAGAAATTAGAATTCGGTTCCACAAATATAATTCTATTATATTTTGACTTCTCGTGTTGTGTACTTCCTTGATGTAAGAAAGAACATCTAAAATAGTAACAATCATCAGCTGACATACTAAACTTATCTCCTACATACCTGTTATACCATTCTTTATATTTTCTTCCACTAGCCTTCCCATCATCAGATTGTAAAGCAGCACAAATATCCGGTATGCATAAAGCCATTCCTAATGATAAATGATATACTCCTGCATCTAATCCTCTTTCGATTTCATTAAATAGATCTTCCATAAACAAGTCCCCCCTTATCATGAGTTTATTATACATGGATAAGAGTGGATAACTCACATGAAATTTCAAAAAAATGTTATACAAGCCGTATTTTGTTCAAAATAAAAAACAGCTTATAGCTGTTCGGTTAGTATTGTTTCAGTTGTTGGAATTTCTTGCGGTGGATTTTTACCTGTCAGTTTGAAATAATCATCTGCACAAATATTTTTTTTCGCAAATCCCATATCTAACTCATAAAGTCTTGCACCACGTCCACACAATTCACATCTTGTTGCAATTCTGAAACAGATTGTTCCGTCAGACATTTCTCTCCACACTTCGACCTTACTAGTGCCATCAGGAATGCCCGCATTATTTAACATATCAGCAGGTATTTGGACAGAAATTCCTGTATCAGTTCTTTTTGCATCTACCAGCCTCCCCATAAAAGGAAAGCTTTCACCTGCTTGAAGTGGCATCGTGTGAATGTCATACTTATTCATTTATATCTCTCCTTTTTTATCCAAGGGCATTAAATTTCCAACCATTCGCACTGCTCACATAAAAACCCGGGCCGAGATTACCGTCTGTAAAACGGATATGCCCCCAGCCTTGAAATGCATTTCCACCAAGATTTACACCTTGTGCAGCTCGTATATTAGTAGAAAACTTAACATCTTTTTCTGTTGATATATCAAACGTTTGGCCATCAGGTGCTGGACCTACATTGTTATTTACACCACCTATTGCAATACTATTAAATGGTTGAATACCAGCGGCTCTTTCTGCTGCCGCTCGATCCCAGTTATACATAGATGCATATTTACCACTGTATAGCGTTACACCTGATACACAAACCGCTGTTTGTGCACCGGGTATTTGTCCATTTGCAGAATAGACTTTAATAATTAACGCATGTTCTTGAGGTATATAGTTTGTCGGCACCTTAAAAGTGAATGAATATCTTCTGATTTCTCCATAAAATACAGATGGCTCAGCGAAGTCCATTTTTTGCTCATTCCATATGTCATAAGAAACATTGTCCCTAAACTTCACACAGCATACATGCAAACGTGGTTTCGCTGTTTTACGCACGCCATTTACCATAGCTGCTCTAAAATGTGCAGATACAGTATATTCGTTACCAGGATGTATCCCATTGTTAACCACTGCTTCTGGATAGTTGTACATATCTACCCTTGACGCATTAACCATTTGTTCGTAATCAAATACAGATGTATTTTTTTCTATCACTACATTGCCCTGCGGCTTCCAAGTAAGACCATATCCACCTTCAAATCCATAATAATCGCTATTCCCAATATTTTTCTTTCCAACAGAAGAAAAGTCGGGATCTGCTATTAGATTTCGTCTTGATACTGCGGTTGTTTTAGTTCCCCATTCATCTTGGAATAGGAAATCTAGCATTTTAACGGTTACACCATTTTTATCAATGGTAATCTTATCACCATTAACGTTAATGACATTCGTATCAATACCTTTTGCCGTTAACCATTTCACCATTGTATCTGCATTAATAGCTACTTTTGAAACATCGATTTCTAATTTTTCCGATGAGAAGTTAATAGCTGCAATGATATTACCGTTTTTAACTTCAGCAAGAATTCCTTTATCTAATACTTCTAACTTTGAGCCTGTTTTCTTTACATAAGCATCAAAAGTCTCATTTATGAAAGTTTCTTGTTTTTCAGAGACGATTGTAACGCCTTTTTCATTAGCGCTGATACTTCTTTCTAACTCTATAACTTTCTGATTGTATTTTTCAGTTGCTACCTTATCCGCTAAGTCATCCATGATTTTATCTTTGTCGACCATATCCGCTGGGTTTTCAATGTAAGAACTTGCTTTAGTTGCTTTTTGTAACATAGGATGTGCCATCCACATTGTGCCATTTCGAATAACATAAGCTCTTAAACCTACTTTTGTAGCTTCTGGAGGAGCAACAACACTGTATTCCTGTCTCACCCATGTATCATTCGGAATAGTAAAGTTAAGAAAATTACCAGATGATAATTGAGATCCATCTGCTTTCCAAAAGACAATTGCAATTCGCATGTATTTACTTTCGTGTTCATCCATATTTTTTGTTTTGAAATATGCTGATACCACAACATTTTCTCCAGTAGCAACTGATACTCTATCAGATGTTATATTGCGGAATGCATTATCAGTATTTCCACTAACTGAGAGTTTGAGAGACGAATCACCCCAGTGTGTTTCAACATTGTCAACAAAGAAGGAAACTGCACTAGACCAATATTTTGTACCTTGCTTTAAACGAGTGTTACGAAGTTCATTCGTTACTCCGATTCCACCCACATAATCTTCAACTTGTTTGATATCAACTTTCGCTTCAATCGCTCGTGAAGTTTGTTCGATTTTTGTATTTGCATCAAGGATTTGTTGACCTTGTTCTGTTGTTGTAATAGAAAGCTGTCCGACATCACTTTCTAGACCCTCTAATGATGTTTTAAATTCTGCTGTTCGTTCATCAAGTTCTTTTACATCTTTTCCGTAATCAGGTATAAGTACTTCCCATTCTGTACCTTTCCAGATTTTTAAGATACCTGGTTTCCCATTACTGATATCACGCCAAAGTGTTTTGCCGGATTCTAATCCTGTTTTAGGTGGATTACCCCCTTCATAAATAGTTGTTTGATAGTCTTTCAGATTATCTTGTACTTTTTGTGCTAACTCTTTAGCCGCTTGAGATTCTTTCTGAGCAGTTTCGGTTTTTTGATCATTCTCTTTTACTAGTTCTTCTAACTTATCCAATAATTCTTTATTGGCTTTACTGCCTAGTGTAGCTAATATTTTGTTGTACATTTTCCGTAATTCTTCGTTTGCATCCACAATCTCGCGATAATCACCAAACACATATTTATCTTGCATCGGATCTTTAAATGACTCATCACCAGCAATCGCACGAGCTTCAAGATATAATTTCGGTGTAAATCCTGTATCTTTAATTTTTAATGTATCGCCCTCGTTTATTAATTCGTGTGCTAATCCAAAAACCCGTCCAATACTTTGCGCTTGAACATCATAAGAAACAGATGTATTAATACGTTTCTTATGCTCAGTTTTCATAAGAGTCATTAAACGTTGTGGAGTTATATCTTGTTCTGTCTCTGGAGTATAGAATCCGAATTTATGTTGACCACGCTCATTCCAACGTTGAAATGCATCGTTATCTACGATGTACGGCAAACCATTATTAATACTCTCAACTGTAATTATCTTATCTCCTTCGCCTTTAACGAACCCCATAAGCGCTGTGCAGATATTTTGAGAGTTTTCAATACGTTTGATTCCTATTAAATCTTTACCTAAAGTTACTTCCTTACCTGTTTCTCGCCCCCGTATTTTGACCATATCCACATAACGACCAACAATTTGTGAACCCACAACTTCAGCACGGTATTGAATTTCTAATTCGAATAAAGAAGCAATCTTTTTCAAAAAACTTAATGGATCAATGAATTCATCGATTGTCATTGAATGGAATCCGGCATATTCTAAATTTCCTTTTTCCCATTTCGTACCTACAAGAGCTATATCCACCATTTCAATTACTGTCTTACCTTCTAAAATTTGTGGAGGAATAATTCCTGCTTTTGCAAGTTGAATCCATTCACCAGATGCATAAGTAATTACAGATCTATCATTAGAATCTTTTTCAGCTTCAGTAATTACATAAGGAACTATCCGCCCATCTCTTACTTCTTTTAACACTAAGTTTTGCTGCATAAGAGTCGCTGCATGTTCTGTATTATCAAATACTTTAAACTCTAAAGTATCAATGTTATTTTTGATTTCCCAATGACGAACATCATCCCAGTAGTCTTTGGGCTGGATAACTGAAACGATTTGTTCTGTTTGAAAATCGACAACGTGAAGTGTTCCGCTAGGTGTTCTCATCTAAATCTCTCCCTATACATTACCTTTGCTATTCCGACATTTGGAGGCATTATTTCTAGTTTATTTTGACCTTTTTGAATAACTGGATAATCACTAAAAATATCTTTTAGATTAATAGCCTTCTTACCATTTATTGTTATAAGACTTCGTTCTGTATCAATAACTACTTTGTCCCCAACATCAAAAATATAAGGAGGATTACTTTGCGTATTCATATTAACTTTCCAAATCTTTAAATCATCGATAGACATTTGTGAACAAAACATATTATTTGAAAACTGAGAAATGCTGATTTGCACTTGGGCGACTTTATTCATATTGACATTATTTTCATCTATCCACACTACAAAGCGTTCTGAGTCATCAATCTCCGTACCTAATATAAATTTAGAAATATAAGCCTCCCATCTGTTTCCAGTTCTAGCAAGCCATAAACGACCTCTAAAATTTGTCCAGGTGTCTGGGTGATCTCCATGTTCATTAATGAATACCTGTCCACCTGGTTTTTTACTATTCCCAACAGAAGCGAATCCACTGTTTTGCTCGGCTTCCCATTGAACATCGCTCATCGATATACGAGCTACATAATCGCTATTTTCATCGAGAAGACCTATTTCCACACGTCCCATCTGATCCCAATGATGACTATTAATACCTACATATGCTTGCATGATAAAGTCCTGCAATGGACCTTGCGGAATATTCTTTTTAGCGATAGCACCATGCCATCCTTTTGTACCTTCCGTTCCAAAATGAAGTGGTACAAGGCGATATCCATCTGACTTAAATTCACCTCCACCAGTCATATCCTCTGTCTTAGCTACTTTTGTCCATCCTACAGTTGTTGACATTTCATCCCACAACACACGTTGATTTCTTTCAACGGGAACCTGATTTGCTTTCAATGGATATCCAATGCGAAAATAATTCGTACTATTCCATACATCAAGAAAAGTGGAAGGTTTCGCTACTTCAACTTCTATAATTGCATTAGATTCCACACTTCCTTTGTTTTGTACGTTTGCTATTAATCCACGCCCATCCATTTGAAATTCTGTCGTTCGAGTAGGTCCTAATTTATAAGGCATTGGACAAATAAATTTAAGAACGCCCTGACCAAGTGTTACAAATTCATCTGGATCAAAGCTATCATCCACAACAGCTAAATACGTTCTATTTGGTTCTACATCGAAAGTAAGCTCTACTGGTTGCTCTGTAATAAGCCAACCTGCTATTTCTTCTTTTAATGTTTCTAAATCTGCACCATCAGGAACAATAATTCCAACTGGAATAGAAAGAGTGCGAATTTCTGTTTGCGTGTTTAATAATCTTGCGCCTGGATAACCTGGAACATTTAGAAAATTTCTTTTTAACGGTGCCCATGCTGGTCTTTTCCATCCTTTTTCTATTTGAATAAAATCTTTACGTTCTTTGTTAAATGTAAAAGAACTCATGTTAACACCTCATTTCTTTATAAAATAAAAGAAACCCAAACCTAAAAGGCTGAGTTTCTTGCTTCTTCTCTATCTTGATACTCGGTTGTATATCTATAAGTACCACGTGCTACATCTCGTCCTTCCAAAGTAACAGGTACTTCAATCACTAAACCGCCACCCTGTGTTGGTATCGCTCCATTAACACCAGATTGACCAGGTAAATAATTGAATACTTGATTTGCGGTATTATTTGTCATAGCTTGTCTGCTATTTGACATACTTCCATACACACCACTCATAACAGTTTTTAATCCTGATAACTGGCTCATAGAACTATCCATCATACGACTCATATCACTCATTAATTGACTCATAGATCCAGTCGTGCCAACCATAGTCGCAGCAATTCCTGCACCAATATCTCCAAGCGTCTTTTTATTCAGCGGAAGCACTGCTTCTCGTCCCGCTTCTCCAGCACCTTGCAAGTTTCCACCATTCATTCCAAAGATAGTTGGTTTAGTGAAAATACCACCTTTTGCACGCCAATCAATATTGATTCCAGAAGGATAAGTAACATCTTTACCTAAAACGTTTTTCGTGCTTGTTTCCAAGCTGAAATGTGGAAGAGGTGGCATTTCAGGTTTTGGAATCTTTAACTTCAAGTCGCTAAAGAATCCCTTAATCTTCCCAATAAACTTTTCTATGCTGTCAACTGCATCTTTTATTGGATCTACAATAAATCGTTTCGCTGCTTCAAATTTTTCTTGTGCAGCATTCTTTACAGCATCGAATTTTTCTTTAGCTGAGTTATATAAATCGGTGAATTTTTGCTTGGCTTGATTATACGTTTCAGTTACCGGATCAATCACATATTTCTTTACCAAACTCCAAGCTGTAAGTGTATAAGATTTTATTGTTTCCCAATTACTTAATATCCAATTTGCTAAATCTCCAAGTTTTTCTTTCGTTGTATTCCACAATTCTTGGACGGGTTGAATAACATACTGTTTTATTAAATTCCAACCTGCTAGTGTATAAGATTTCGCTGTTTCCCACTGTGAACCAAGCCAAGAAACCAAATCAGAGAATTTTTCTTTCACCAAGCTCCAAGTCTCCTGGACTGGTTGAATAATATATTGTTTAAATAATCCCCACGCAACTTGTGCCACAGCTTTTGCAATTTCCCATTGTGTACCAAGCCAAGTGACCATTTCACCGATTTTTGTACTTACCCAGTCGTAAGCTTCTTGAATCGGTTGAATAATATATTGGCAGATTGCCGCCCATGCAATTTGCACTCCAGCTTGAATAAGTAACCAACCTGCTTCTAAAACGGTAGAAACCGCCGAAATAATTGGATCTAAAACAGTAAGAATTGTATTCCAAGTATCTTGCCAAGCTTGTGTTAACATGCCCCACAATTCGGATGCTGTTGTAACTAAAGAAGACCACCAAGAGGAAGCAGTTTCAACAATTCCAGACCATAAGCCACTAAAAAATTCGCCTATCGGATCAAAAAAACTATGCATCATTTCTGTAAATGAAGCCCAAGCTCCAGAAAAGAATTCAACAATTGAATTCCATGCATTACTACATACCTCACCTATACCTGTCCATAAATCACTGAAAAATTGACCAATGGGATCAAAAAACTCATGCATTGTTTCTAAAAATGAACTCCACGCTTCACTGGATGATTGAACTATACCGTCCCAAAGCTCTACTAAATATTCCGTAATAGAATTCCAAATATCTATAATCCATTGTTTAATGTCATCAAAGTTTTTATAAATCGCAAAACCTATGGCAGCTATCGCGGCTACGATAAGGGGAATAGCAGCAACAATTCCAGCCGCTGCAGCCGCTCCAATCCCGAAGATACTCATGACTGTCACAACTATAGGCGCAAGTGCCATGATAGCACCTGATATTATGCCAATGGCTACAGCAATTGTTGCTAATGTCGCTGCCAACTCCGGATTATTTGTGACCCACTCAGCAAACTTTGCTACTAAATCCGCCACGACCCCAAGTACAGGTTCAAGAGCCATTTTTAAATCATTCATGGCTTTTTGCATTTTAACTGCTGGGTTCGCATCCATTTTCTTTATTGAGTCATTCAATTGATCTTGGTTATTCTTAAAATCAACTGTTTTTTCTTTTGCACCTAGCAAAGTATTAATGATATTTTGCCCTTGATCTTCGTACATTGTACCGAATAGTTTTACACCTAATTCGTTTCTCTTCGTTTCATTTTCAACTTGTGATAATGCTAGAGCAATTTGTGTCATAGCTTCCGAACCTTCACGGCCACCATTAGCTACAGCTTGACCCCACTTTTGCAATTGTTCAGCTGAAATATTAGTACCTTCAAGGGTTTCTTTCATTGCTTTATCGATGCCTTGACCAAACTCAGCAGCTTTAATACGCCCCTCTTTCAAACCATCTAAGAGATTATCAATCATTTATATTCAACGTGATTCGCAACGTCACGCCCGTTCTCTTACGAACTGCTATACGTCACCGTATAGATTAGACTATATCTTCAACTACTTGAGTTGCTCCCCGTTTCGAGTGTCATTTGCTTACACCCTACGTCTTTCGACTAGTCGTTGCACGTTCCTTAATAAAAAGGCTTCGCTCAGTATTGTCTCTTTTGAGAGTTTCACTGAATTAAAGGAGTTTTTCCTTGTATGTCGCCATACAAGGGAACTATAATCTAATTCCAAGTACCAGTTTCAACACCAGCTTCCATAATAGCTTGAACTTCCCTCGCGTTGTATCCAGCTCGTGTTAATTGCCCACCATATTCAGCAATAACGTCTAATTGTTCAGGAGGAAATCCCATTTTCAATAAGGCGTTGGTTAACCCGAGAGCATCATCTTGCGATGTACCTAATTCATTACCTATTTCATTAACTTCTTGAATTAACTCGGTAAAATCTATACCTTCATAAGATTGAGCAATTGCGGCTGCTCCTTTAACAACTGCTGCATTCGCTTCATCACTAACACCTTTATTCAAAGCCCATTGGCGACGCACACCTTCTAAAGATGCTTCTGCATCCACACCATAAGCAGTTATCCCTCTAACAGCTTCTTCAACTGACTTTTTTGAAGACTCTGGAACATCAAAAGTGATATCTATTTTTGTTTTTAACTTTGACATATCCAACGCTTGTTCAACTGCACTTGCAATACCGCCACCAGCTGCCATTCCACCTATAACATTTTCTAATCCTACTTGTAAGCCTTCAAACTTTTTCTCTGTTCTGTCAGCTTCTTGCTGTAAATCTCTCAATTCATTTCGAACTTGTTGTATCGAATTACCGTCATCCACAGATCTGAGCGCACGTTGTAATTTCTCAATATCAGCTTCTGTTCCTAATGCTTCTCGGCCGATAATTCCAATCGCTTGTTCTAACTGTCTACTTGTAGCTGTACCGCTTTTAATTGCATTTACAAGACGATTCCCTAATGCTCCTGCGAAATCATCAACACTTTTACCTGTTGCACTGAATAAAGTTTCTAATTGCCTTGTGGAACTTGCCACATTTTCTTGCTCAGCTTTCATGTTTCCAAGCTTATTTTTTAACCCATCAAGTGATCCTTGTGTAAATTCAATTTCACGCCTAAACGAGCGGTATTGTTCTTCAGAAATCTTTCCATTTTGAAATTGTTCCTGAACCTGTTGTTCCGCTGCTTTCAATTTATCTAGCTTTTGTGTTGTATTTTCAATTTGTTGTGTAAGTAACTGTTGCTTTTGCGCTAATGCTTCCACATTTCCTGGATCAAATTTTAATAGTCGCTCAACATCTTTAAGCTCCTTAGTTAAATCATTACTACGTTTATTAACATCTTTTAAAGCATTTTGAAGCCCCGTGGTCTCTCCACCAATTTCAATCGTAATCCCTTTAATTCTTCCTGCCATATTTTCACCTCATTTCTTAGAAAGAATCGTAATCTTTTTGATTCGCTTTTCTTACTTTTTCTTTATCTGGATTTTCCATTTCAGCAAATTCAGCAATATAATCAAAGCAATCGCCAACAGTCATTTCTTCTAAATCGCCATGTGTTAACTTTGCTTTATAACAAAGAGCAAGAAACGTATCGGTTGTTAATTCGTCATCACCGATTGCTCCTTGCTCTTCATCATCTTCTGTTATTTTTTTTTTGCTCCCATTGTACTTTGAATCATGTCATTAATTTCTGGCATGATATCATAAATAGGAAACTCGTCAAATCCATCTAGCCATGTAATTGGATCAGGAAGATTTGGATCTGCTGTTTTTGCATATAACCAAACTAAGTCGTAAATAACTTCGAAATCGACGTTCTTAAAATCTGCGGTTGATAGGTCGATAGTACCTTGTGACTCATCTTGCGAGGTAAATGTACCAATAGCTCCTAATGCCATCATATCTGCGAATAAATCACGTCTGAATTGTGCCTTATAGCGTTTAACTGTTGCCGCTGTACCTTTTAATCGAACTTGTTTTCCGTCAATTGTAATTGTCTTTTCCATTTATAATTACGCTCCTTTTGGTGCTGCTGTTTTTTTCACGTAAACTTCTTTGTACCAATTATCATGGATTGCTTGAGTTGTTTTAGATGTTGTTTTTGTTTTAACCATTGGTCTTCCACCAGGTACTAAAATAATTGGACTAGAGACAAATTTCAATTCATTCGTATTTGGTTCAGCAGAGTTTGTTTTTGTTTTAGATCCTAGTGTTGGACGGCTTGCTGAACAGTTATACATAACATGACGAGTTGCATTCACATCACCATCAAATTCAAATAGTAGTGCAAATGATTTTCCTTTGGCATCCGCCAACTCATTTAACACTCCGTCTTCCGGATCTAATTGTTCTCCAAGTGCATCAATAGCAAATTGCTCTGGAATAGTCGCAATGGATAACGTTCCATCATAACCTTGGTTGTTACTTGCCGCGTAATAAAGCATGTCATCTGCATAGAATTCAATTAAATCACCGCGTGGCTCAAAAGTTAGTTCAACTCCACCAGGTAATGGAATTGGTGTCCCGAATTTAACTAAAAAATCCTTAGTATCTAATGGTACATAATGTACATTTTTCAAACCGAATGTTACCTTATTTTCATTCATTTACATCAACCTCGTTTCATAAAATTTTTGATATAGTTTTTCAGATTTAATAAAAGTCTCGTATGAATCATAAGGAATTTCATGATCGTCTAGGACCTTTTCAAGTTTGGCTTCTGCAACTAAATCTTTTCTAGTTGTATAAAGCTCAATATTTAAATCGTTTATCTTGTGATAGACCTTGTTATCAGCCATGAGATTGGCTGAACCGTCCACAAGAAAACAAATATAAGGTGGTGCTGGAACTGGATTGGTTGGCGTTGCTGTGAAATGCGAATAAGCCACAGGATAACCGGTCGCTTCAAGAATTTTTGTTAATTCACCTAATGTCATTGCCCAATCGTCCTTTCGATACGTCTTGGCAATTCGTCAATTACATACTCTTCAACTGGACGAATATGCACTTTTGCTGGCACTCGACCACCACCAACTTTTGCATGCCCATTTTCTAATAGATGTGTTAATTGCCCTTTTGTATTATGAAGAACAACGCCATTCCCCTCTTTTTTCTTACGCCAACCCTTACGATAAGCACCTGTTTTTTTAGGACCACTTTGCCTTAATTTACTTACAGCAATATCTGCTACTTCATCGATTTCATTTTCCAAATCTTCTTCCACAATACTTGCATATCTTTGTAATTCTCTAGCAAGATCACTCGCAAAATCATTCATACTAAACATGCTCCTTTGCGATAATAGTCAATGTTTGATACATTTCATCATCATTCATTGGCGGTTCGATAATATCAAAGATACGGCCTTTCATATTAATTCGCATTTCTTCCGTAATACCAGAAGTATATGGAATCACAAAACGATACACCCGTGTAGCCTGTGAAGCTGAAGCTTCAATATACTCGGAACCTTTCACCGTTTTTATCATTGACCAGGTTTTTTTTAACTCCTGCCAAGATGTTTCAATTACCTGGTTTAATTCATCTTTTATTACTACAGGTTGTTCAATATTGATTCGATTTCTAAAATCGCCTGTATTCAGTGGCTTTTTGTATTGAAAAGGACGCATTTTATTCACCGTCCAGTTTGATTTCTTCTAAAGCTTTTTGAATGCCGAAGCTATTAATTTCCGTTAAAAAATTCTCAGAAAAATACTCGAGTGCATCATTATAAACATAGCGAGAACGTTCAAAAACTAATTCTTTGAACGTCTCGTCTTTGTTTATGTCATATGATCCACAGTCTTTTATTAAAGCTTTATTTGATGCAAATAGGATGCGTCTTAGGTTATCATCTTCATCATCACCTAATCGCATCCTATCTTTGAATTGCTGTAATATTTCATTTGAAATTACTGTTTCCATTTACATCATTCCTTATTTAGTTGCTGGTGGTGTTTCCTCCAGGCTTAATGTGTAAACTTGTGAAGTATATTTGTCCTTCGGCTTACCCGTAGCATATTGTTTAGCAATATAAAGTGTTGCATCTTCTAAAGCTAATGTTTCTTCATACTTTTTAATTGGTTCAGTTCCACCCATCGCTGCAATATACTCTCCTTTAACAAAAAAAAGCACCTTACCTTGAGGTACAAACACTGATTCTGTAGGAGTTGGATTGAACGGTAAGCTTGTCACATACACTCCAGCTGCATTTTGAATTGTTGCATTTGCTTGGATATCAAAAGTATCAAACGGATTTGTTACCATAACTACTTTCCCAGCAATATTTTTTGGTCTGTCTGCATCAGTTTTACCATCAGGATTTAGCTTTTTAGCCAGTAATTTAACAACTCCTTTTAATTCATTGATTGTTTTTCGACCTGGCTCAAATGTTAAAGTCCCTGCTGTTTTTTTATCTGGATATACTCCTCCAACAACACTTCCACTTGGATCTTTTAACAATCCGATAGGTTCATCTTTACCTGTACCAATTACGAATCCACGTTCTAAACCTACAGACATAGCTTCTGAAATCATTGTACGAACATAGCGTTCCACCCACACTGGACCAAGTTTAAGCATGTCATTTGCCAATGGGATAAATGCCGTTAATTTAAGTTGAGAGATAGACTCTTTTCGGAATGTAGCATTTAATTGCCCTTTAATATCACCGAATAATGGTCCCCATACAGCTGCACCTTCTGGATCTCCATAGATAAATTCTGTCACAGCACCTAAGTTTTCTAATCCGATATGTTCTAACAACGGATGACCTTGAACTAAATCATCAAAAATTCGTTCTTGTGTTGTCTTAGGTAATGTTTCAGTATCTTTAAATCCACCATCTTGAACAACTGCATTAAAGAATTTCATTTCCTCACTTGTTAATACATTAGAACCACGAGACTGCATAATAGAACGGTCTACAATAGATTCATTGACTTGATTCAAGATATCTGAGCGGACATCTGTAGCAAGTGCTTCAATCATAGAATTTAATGCCGCTGTTTGTTCTTCTGGTGTTCCTTCCTGTGTTGCTTTCGCAAAAGCTATTTTTTTCTCTTCAAAATTATTAAATTTAATCACCATATTTTATTTTCCTCCTAAATTTAAAAAGAGCGTACTCAAGTTCTGTTTATTAACAGGCTCTTGAATAGGCTCTTTTGGATTTTGATTATTTGGTTGTTTCGTATACTTAGCTACTAAATCTTCTTTAAAATTTTCTACAACTTCCTCTTCTTCATCTTCTTGCGTATCATCAATTTCAATTTCATCAGCAATTTCATCAGCTAAACCAAGAGCAACTGCTTCCTCTGCTGTTAGCCATGTTTCATCTTTTAATAGTTGCCTTAATTCTTCATCTGTTCCAACAAAACGTTTCTTATAAGATGCCGCTAAAGCTGAATCAATCTTTCGTAAATCTCGTGCTGTTTTTTCAAATAGGTCTGCATTTCCATATTCGATGGTACTCGCTTGATGAATCATCATCATAGTATTACTAGGCATAACAATCTTATCACCAGCCATTGCAATAACAGATGCTGCACTGGCTGCCCACCCATCAATATGAACTATAATTTCGGCATCATGCTGCTTTAACAGATTGCAAATTGCTACACCATCAAATGCTGAACCTCCACCCGAATTAATATGAACGTGAATTTTTTCTGCTTTTACATCTTGAATTTTTCTTCTTACTGCTTCAGCGTTATTTTCACTAAACCATCCACCGATTGATCCATAAACCGTTAATTTGTACCCATTCTCACCTTTATCTTCAAAGCGAATATCTCGTTTTAAATTTAAAAGCTTATTCATGTTCAAATGTTCCATCATTTATCACCTCCTTCAGATTCATTTAGTTTCGTATAGTTCTTCGTAATATGATGGATATTTAAGTTTGGATCATCAGAACTTTCATAATCTACTTCTGAACGAATCTCATTTCCTGTAAATGCACTTGAAGAAATGAGTTTATCAATACTTGTTGCAAGGTCAAATATACTCTGATAAGAAACAGCTTTAACTTCAATCTTTTGTCCTGAAAGATATTCATTCATTTCAAAGAATTTAACATTCGCTTCATCAGATAACTTTTTTAATAATGGCCTTACTGTAAAAAGCATGTAATTTTTCGTTTGCTTCTCTACATCAGCCATTTCGCCATATAACAAAGCTGTTGGAATACCAATAGCCATTGCTACTTGATTTAAAAAACCATTGGTTACTTTATTGATTTCTTCCACACTAGGACCATTCGCAACCCCATTATATATTTCGTTATAATTAATACCCTTTTGTTGTGGAACAATAGCGATATCTTTCGTACCAATTGCTTTATACATATTGTCAATAAACTCTTGCAACTTGGCTATCTGTTCTTCTGTTTTAGCACCGATAATATCCATATCAACTGTTCCACGAACTTGATTCTTACGTTTTTGAGAGTTTAATAGCCTACCGAATAAGTCCCCGTAATCTGCAAATAATCCATCAATAAGTGGAGATAATTTATCATTCCGATATTTTAAATGAATAACTTCGCTTTGCTTAAAACTTCTCTTAAACGTATAATCCTTTACTATTACATCGGTAAAAGTATCTTCAAACACAGCATATTCGTTATGTTGAAATCCATCAGCAATAAGTAAATCACCATCATCTGCTTGTATAACTAAACACTCATTATCATAAATAAGTTTGCGAATAAATCTTTCCCAGAAGGTGCTGGCCGTCATGTTTTTGTTCGGTCTAACGTTTAATCGATAATAAAGCTCATTCTTCTCAAATGCTTTACCGTTTCTTACTCTAAATTCAGATTGACTAATTGTTCTTCCTAAAAATGATACGCATGTATCAATTGCTAATCGGTTCATATGAACCCTGTTTGCTGTATCAGCAATCAAATCCAAATCGACCATAAATTCTAGCTCTTTATTTCTTTTGAATACTGAACCTAACCATCCAATGGTTATCACCCCCTTTATTAGAATTTAATATCGCTTAGTATAAAGTCGGTTGCCTCTTGTATCTCATCCGCTCGATAAAGAGCATGGACAAAACATTGGAATCCATCTGTTTTTCTACGTACTGGCTCTTTTTTCTCGTATATTTTGTTTCCATCACCTTTGATAACAACCAATACGTTTTGTGTGTACCAACGCATTAAAGGGTTATCATCGAAAATAATTTGTTTATTTGCAAATGCCATTTCAATACGTGGGGCTAGCAAACTATGAATTGCCTTTGGATTTCGTATAACTTCTATTTCAAACCCTTCCGCAACTAATAAAGGCCTTATTGCTTCCATACGGAAATTATCAGCTATAATCTTTTTAACTCCGTATTGTTCGCGCATTTCTACAAACCAATCAACAATGTGTTGAGGATTAATAGTCGGTTCATCCACAACCGTTAGTAGTCCTTGTTCTTCCCATTCTTTTATTGGAGCAAATTTCTGCTTTTTAAACTCACCTGCTTTTTTAGAATATCCATAATAGATATCTACAAATTCCTTTCGGACAAAGGAATGCGTTTTAAAAATGTACTCACCATTTTGTCTAAATAAAAGGCCACATGCTGCAAAATCTCTAATACTTGCAAAGTCTAATGCTCCTATACATTCTTGAGCATACAAATTAGGGAATGGACGATTTGTAGCAAGAATTTCTGACCACTTTGCAACGGAACGCTCTAGGTTTGTAACTGGTAAGTTCATACGCTTCGTCATGAACTCTTCTCGGTTACTTGGATCATCTTCTAAATCTTCATATTCTTCCTTGATTGTTTCAAGTAATCCTTCGGCATACTCACTTAAAGGCTGCGATAACATAGGGTTTGCCATTTCCCAATTATCTGGATCATCAACTTCTTTTTCATCATTCAATTTACAAATGAACGGAAAGATAGCGTTTGGACGGGCTTCACCGTTTAAAACCTTCATTGCTTTTTCTTTTTGCTTATCTAAGAAACCATCACGTACATATCCATCTGTTCCAATGTAAAATTCTCGTGGGTTTTTCTTTTTCCCCAAACCGCTGATATGGACTCGAACATCTTTATTGCTTTCATACTGATGTATTTCATCAAATACAACCGCACCATCACGCAAACCATCTTTTGTATCTCCGTTTGATGTCCTAAACTTCAATACACTTCCTGTAGCTTTAGAAACAGTTTGAGTTAATGTTGTTTTAAATGCTCGTTGCAATATTTCATTTCGTTTAACGCATTTATGAACTTCATCAGGACTTGTTTTCGCTTGTTCTTCACTGTTTGCAACAACGGAAATGTTATACTCCGGAATACCATGCATTTCACTAATTAAAAAGTGAATGATGACTGATATTAATCCGTTTTTACCGCCACCACGCCCAAGCATCCATAGGAATTTACGATAAAATACGCGTCCATTTTTCTTGTAAAATAAAAAGACGAATGCTATTAAGAATTTCTGAAAAGATTGTAATGGAAAGTACCACTTCTCACCAAAGCGAATACACTTCTCAATCATTTCATCATCAAAATATAAATCGTCTCTGTTCAAAACATATTTTTCTAGATATTCAATTAACAATTCTCTTTCTTTATTGAACTTCACTTTTCCACTTCGATAAAGTTCAATATATTCATCAATGTACTTTTGCCCAATCATGTTAGATCACTTTCACTATAACCCGCATTAGGAATGTTAGCCTTAACAACAAACTTTATATCTCTGCCTAACGCGATTAAAGAACTGTTAATTTTATTCCTTTCTCCTATAAGAGGGTGGGCTTTAACAAAAACTTGAGAACCGTTTTTTACTGTTACGGACTCGCCTTCCTTATTAATAGTTTTATTTATTTTTCTAAATGCTTTAACAAGATCAATGTATCTTTCTACCTTTTCAACTTCGACTAAATCTGCAATATCAATACTATTCATGAGCTGTTCTTTTAACCTTACAATACTAACAGCCATCTACCCACCCCCCTTACGTGCGTAATTCCGAAAAAAACCTGACAGTTAACCCCCTCCTCCGGTGCCCCTTAGACCATTTTTTGATGAAATATTTTAAGGGGGGGTATTGTTTCTGAATCATTTTTACCACTTTTCATCGTGTTGCCATTTATTCGTTTTCTTTTTGAATGTTCTACCGTGTTCTTTATTGTGGCAATCCACACAGACTGTTTCTAAATTATCTATTTCTAATGCAAGAGCTGGATGGTACTCAAGTTCTTTTATATGATGGACAACGAGTTGTATCTTCTTACGCTTCGCACTCTCACTGTACTCATTGGTATCAGTTTGAACACGACCGTTTCGTTTACACTCTTGGCATTCATAGTTGTCACGCTTCTTCACTTGTTCACGTATACTCTTCCACTCACCACTGTCATAGAACTTACGCTTCTGTTGTTTAGTTTTATATTCCTTCATCTGTCTTTACCCAACGTTGTTGATTCCCTCTATCTCTTTCCAACAATTCTTTTATTGAAGTTTGTTCAAGATATTTTATAGAGTAAAGCATGTGATTCTGTCCATACAGCTTATAATACTTGAATCGATTAACATCTACCCCAGCCTTCTTGTACGCTTTCTCATGAGGCTTAAGGTATTTGCTATATGCTTTCTTATCAATAGGTATAAGACCAAGTACAGCAATCTTACCGTTTAAAACACTATCCATCTATCCTCACTCCTTCTTTATAAAATGCAACACGTTTTCGCTTATCTTTCCTTAACAACAAATAAGACGCTACACCGATCTCGGCAGCACCTACGATAATTGCTATTGGGTTAATCAATCTCTTTCACTTCTTCAATCGCATATACGATAGCATCCAAAATGTTTTCACCATTTACTTTTTCATTTAATTCTTTTTGTAAATTATCGACTGTAACTTTTAAACCTTCCACAGTTCGAGATAATTCTTTAACCGATTCCTTTAACTCCTGATTATCTGTAAATAATTGATTGAATTTCTTTTTCAATTTGATGTTTTGTAATAATGTATCCATTACTTACACCACCTTTATATTCTTCAAAATAAATAGCACCCGAATGGATGCTTTTTCATTAAGTATTAATTTGTACTTCAATTACGGTAAATGAAGTTTTATTCTTCTTCCAACCACCTAATTTTGTTATGTTTATCTGCACCAACATTATTAAGTAGCTGGAAGAAGAGCAAAAGCTCTTCCTAATAACGGTATCATTCAATCACTACCATCTGCTGGTTACGGATTTTATATGCCATCATTATGAATCGTTTAGACAAAATATAAAGGAATCTTTATGAGTTATGTTTTCCGCCATTACTCACAATACAAATATAACACGGTAATTGTAAAACAACCGGTACATTTACTGCCAAAAAGCGGTCACGACTCTGCCACTTATTTTAATTCGCTAATAACCTTTATTTCCCTAGACTAACTCACTGTGACAGTCATAAAGAATAGATTGAATGTTTATTTAGGTATTATGCTTGATCTGATTGTAGAACATGTAATGGCGGCGGAATAATCCAGCCTTTTTTCTTATTCAGACGAAGTAATGTAGCTCCAGCTTGTGCTTTTTTCATATGGAATTGACCAAACATCATTCCTACATCTTCTCGAAGGGATTGTCCCATAGCTTGGCTACATGCTACTAAACCAGCAGCAAGACCTGCAGAAACCGTTGCTGCAATTTCCGCATCATTAATACGAGCACCAGGAGGAATCGTTTCAATAGATGCAACTGGTCTTTCTGGAGGTGCTGGTGGTAATGCAACACCATTCAATTTCAATAAATTTTTTAATTCTTCAACTTCTGATTGGACATCATTCTCTACAAGGTTCTCTAAAAATTTCTTTAAATCCTCGTCTCCTGTGTGGTTAATAAGAACTTGATATCCAGCAATTGCGCCTTGTGCCGCTGCAAGATAACTCCAAATCCCAAAGACTTCTCCGTAGTGCATTGGTTCATTTTGTGGATTTCCACTTAAAATACCCATAAAAATATTCCTCCTTAAAGAAATTAAACTTTTAGCAACAATACTTACTATAGAAAAAATTTTCCCAACCATGTTCTGGATTAAAGAAAATAAGTTCTTATAACTCATAAGGAACACCTTACCCAAATATAGTAATTACCTCTCATAGAATGTACCGTTACCAAAAATTTATTCTTATAAATAATAATTACATTTCAATTAACTTAATCCATTATTATAAGTACTTTTAATAATAAAAATTAAAGATATTTATCATAATTTCAATTCAAATGGTTTTATATATTTTCAACCGAATATTGTCTAAAGGGACTGGAGACATTACTAAATACGAAAGGAGGGAAAAACATGAAGAAAAGACTTTCATCTATTTTAGGTGCCCTATTACTAACTATTATGGTTTTTGGTACAAGCGTCCATGCTGAATACGATGGATATAATACGAATAGAGTTAACAATAATAATATTACAACTCGAGTTAATGACCATAACATGAATAGAGTTAATAATGATGTGAGAACTCGAAATGTAAATACGACAAATGATTTAAATGATAATCGTAATAAAAATAATAATTGGGCTTGGCTTGGTTTATTGGGACTAGTAGGATTATTTGGTCTTAGAAAAAAAGACAAAGATCCAGAAACACGTTAATGTAGAACATTGCATTTAATTTTAAAAGATATTTATTTATCAAAAGAATGCAAAATGAATACATTATGAATCGCCTTTAAATAAGGCGATTTTTTATTTTTTCAAATCCATAACTATCACATAAAAACGGATACTATTAATCGGAAACAATGAATTTCTTAACTTGATGGTAATGGAGCATTACGTCCATTTGACGAACTACGCTTCTTTTTATGCCGTTTCTTCACTTACCCATATCTTATATTTTGTGTAACTGCCCCTATCGCTGAATCCTTTGATATTCATAGCTTCATAAGCTTTTTCCTTTTGAATTACACAACACGTAAAAAATGGGTAATTATAAAAATCAAAAAAATAAAAAGGATGTTGCTATATTTTAAATTTAATCATAGCTTTATCCATTGCATCTTGGTTGACACCTATGTATCTTAACGTAACTCTTTCGGATGAATGATTAAATATCTCCATAAGTAAGGCTATATTCTTTGTTTGCATATACATGTGATATCCAAATGTCTTACGTAATGTATGTGTACCTATCTCATCTAATCCAAACTCTGATGCCGTACTTCTAAGTATCTTATATGCCATGCTGCGTCCAATCGGTTTATTCTTTCCTTCGCGACTCTTAATTAAATACTCATTGTCATCTCTTTCTTCAATGTACCAACGTAGTTCTCTTTTTAATGATGGAGTTAATTGAATACGTTTCTGTTTCCCTGTCTTCTTTTCTCTCATTGAGATGTGGCTTCCTTTTAAATCACTAACTCTTAGTTTTAAAATATCACTGATCCGCAAACCTGTATTAATCCCCATTACAAACAAAATATAATTGCGCTCATTGTTTTCCCTCAGATATTCTTTAATCTGTTGTATTTGCTCTGGATCACGTATTGGCTGAACAAAATTCATCGGTCATCCCCTCCGTAATGCTCTTCTGCCTCATATACTTCTAATCTAAGAGCAAATGCTAGTTTATAAAAAGCATTAGATTTATTGCGTCTGTATGTACGTTCACTCATTCCAACCTCGTTATAAATCATGTAATCAAAGACTTCTTCATCTTCTAAATATCGCTTTACAATGATGTCTCTTTGATTCTTGCTAAAGCGACTTAATGCCTTATCAATTTGAAAGGATAAGCGTTGTAATTTCACTTCTCTTTCACTCATTGCAACATTTGCTAAAGCAACATCTTCAGCTGGCTTGCCTACCATGTTTGTAGGACCGTGATATCTTATCTCGCAAGAAGCTGTGACCTTCATCTCATTTCTAATCATCCCAAACTGTCTATAAATACGAACGTTTTCAAGAACCTCTTCTAAACGTACTTGTGTTGCTTTACGATCAATTTTTGGTAAGAATGTTAATTGCGTCATATATAAACACTCCTTATCTGTTTTATTAATGAAAATAAAAAAACGGACACCAAACCATAGAACACTATCACTAATGCCCTTTATGGTTTGATGTCCGCTGGTTCTTCCAGTAGGACTAAATATTTAATTTTTATTTATTATACCATTTTTACACAATTTATCTATTTTTCTATTCAAAGGATTATTTTGTTTAAATTTTGCTTAATTCTCACCCTTAATTATCAAAAAAATTTAAAAATCGTTATATAATGAATCTATTCAAACCTTAGGAGTGGTTAAAATGCCAGATATGATACGACTCATCCTTTTCATCTTTGTAGCAATAAGTTCCATCTTCTCTTTAATACAAGAATTTAAAAAACCACAGAAAAGTGTATTTTGGATTTCGCTTGAATTCTTGCTTCTTGTAGGAATGATAATATTAATAACAGAGATTTTAATTTAAATATGAATCTTGCGGTGAATAAAACTAAATATTCCGTCAATAATGTATATAGGCTGTATGCCATAACTCATTTGAAGTAGTTTTCTCTGTATCTCCTTGTAGGGAGCAGTTAGCTTTTGCTAGCTGCTTTTATTCTGTTTTCACTACATCTGCACCATTTAAAAATTTAAGTAATGAATTCCTACAACTTTCGCACATCTCAACATTCCCGGTCGTAATCATGTCATCATAATCAGCCATACCGTTAATTTTTCGCTGAAATGATAAGAGGAAGTTTCTCACGTACTCTCGAAATCTAATTTCGACTTTCACCTTACACATCTCTTTAGGATTAATAGGTTGTTTACATCGATCACAACACTTTGCCATATCCATTCCCCTTTTCTACAAAATGAAATTTTTATTAAGCTCATTTTCACTCCCACATACTATTTTTAATTCTGCTTATACTATAGCTGTAACTTAAAGTTACATATCATTTACTTGTAGGGCCTAATTTTCTTTTGTACAACAAGCAGTTAGCTAATTGAGCTAGCTGCTTTGTTTTTTAACCATTTTTGTAGGAATACAATTTATATGCATAATTTCTGAAGTGAGATCTATACTATATTTAGGTCTTAGGTCTTAACATCTAAAACCCTTATTTCAGCCTTAGACCTAATCAAGCGCTCCTCTCTCTTCCTTGGGGCTAAGCAGTTAGCTTTTGCTAGCTGCTTTTGTAATTTATCTGAATAAAATTCCAAAACTTCCACATAATATCTACAAGCTGTTCAATTCCTGAATAGCAACCTTTTTCTTTTGTTAACAAGTTGCAATGGATCAGTTAGCTTTTGCTAGCTGTTCTTTTGTTTTCACCATTTAAGCAGGGTTTGAATATATTAAATTCTACCTTTCTTTATAACGTGAGCTGGCCACTTACGCTATTTTTACAAAGGGCACTAATTGATAGTGCTCTTTTTAGTTTTGCCTGAATAAATCCCCAATTTCTGTACATACTTTGAATATGCCAATCTGTAACAATTGATTTTCCTCCAAAATGGGACAGTTAGCTTTTGCTGACTGTTCTTTTGTTTGAAATTAAAATAGCATTTTTATTTAGTTTTTATATGACCAAGAATTACTCTTACATGATGTATTAACTGCTCACGATCCATCTTTGTATAACCTTTTATCTTATGATATTTACAAACATATTTAAGTTCTTTCTTTAACTACATTTGAACAACCTGAATAAAAGTTAATATTCCACTAATATTAATCACAGTACACTCTGCTTCTTGCCCAGGTTGTATCACATAGAACAATTAATACAACTAACTGCTCTTTTTTAAATTTTGTTACATAAATTTGGAACTTATATCCATACTATACTCAACCATGAGATTTTGTACTCCTTAAATTCACGGTTGTATTGTTCTAACTGCAGTTAGCTTTTGCTAGCTGCTTTTTTCATATTTTAATTATATTAAGCGTATATTAATACTGGTTATGATTAGTATTACACCTACCTCTCAAGGGCACTTATATACAGTGCTCTTTTTTAATCTGCATAACATTCCTAATCCTGTTTATACTATAACTGAAACTTAAAGTTACATATTGTTGTTTCCTTGTAAATGTATTGTTCTTGTGTACAAGAGGCAGTTAGCTTTTGCTAACTGTTTTTTTTGTACTGAGCTAATAAAATTTTGTTCTTATTTATTTTTCACACCATATACTTCTAACCTAGACGTTCAGCTTACTGGGTTACCTCCTATCTTAAAGAGCACTTGTACATGGTGCTCTTTTTTAGTTTCTTTTTTCTACAAAATAAACTTTTTATTAAATTCTCAACACATGTATAATATTCAAAAAAATCCACATGCTATTTATGAAATGCTTGATTGATTGTCATTTGAGATGCACTTCAAATTCAGTATTCCCGCTCCTTAGGAGAACAGCCTATGCATCTGTTCTCCTATTTTACGTTTAATTTTCACCGTAAAATAAGAAAATCATAAATTATATTGAGTTAATCTCTTGTTATTATTGAAGCGCGTCTTTCAAGAGCAATTATAAGGAGTGCTCTCTTTGCTATAAAATAAGTTCTTTATCTTCTATTACATATTTTTAGCTAAACTGCACACGATACTTATAAGTCATTCGAACTAGTGGCTTCACTCTTCTTGTAAAAGAATGAGAAGGCATTTTATTGCAATTGGCTAACTCATTCAACCCACAAGCAGGCAAAGTTTCTTTGCCTGCTATTTTTGTATAACTTTCTTAGTTTGAATCATACTATCTAGGAGAACCTGTTTACCAATACGAGTCATTTGGTCGTTTTGAAGTATCCCCCTCCTTTTAGGACAAGCAATTTTGCTTGTCCTATTTTCGATCAAAGCACTATTAATATACCTCTCTTCCCTAGTCTCTAAATTTTATTTTTTAGTATTAAAAATAAAATTTAGCACATTATAAAGGTGTTCCACACTATTATGTGGGTACATAAGGAGGAGTTAAAAATGGACAAACGTACGGAAAAAAAAATTGAAGCTGTAGCACGTAAGGCAGCGGATACAGAAATTTCTCAAGAATTAAGTGCAATTCACCACCAAGTTCAACATTTACAACAAGCTTTATCTCAAATGTCTCAATCTTCACAAGGACAACAACAAGGTCAACAACAACAACAACAACAACAACAACAACAAGGGCTGCAAAGTCAGCAAGGCCTTCAACAAGCCGATCAGTTGATGCAACAACTTCAACAATTTAGTCAACAGTCTCAACAACAAATGCAACAAGCAGATCAGCAATTGCAACAAACTATTCAACAAGCTATCCAAACTTTAAATCAAGGCTTACAGCATCTTCAATCAAATCAAACATTAAATCAAATCAATCAAGCTATATATCAGGCTCAGCAACAAATTAAACAAATGGGCCAACAAGGTCAACAAATGGGTAACCAACAAGGACAGCAAATGAGTAACCAACAAGGTCAACAAATGGGTAACCAACAAGGTCAACAAATGGGTAACCAACAAGGTCAACAAATGGGTAACCAACAAGGTCAACAAATGGGTAACCAACAAGGTCAACAAATGGGTAACCAACAAGGTCAACAAATGGGTAACCAACAAGAGCAACAAATGGGTAACCAACAAGGTCAACAACAATTTCACTAAGAATATTTCCAGTAATCCCAGCCGGAATAAATTTTCCGCAACTTATATTACAGTAAGCAAACTCCATTTTCTTTTTGTTAGTTATTATTAAAACTAAGTAAATAACCATATTTTTTTGGAGGAGCACTTTTTATAGTGCTCTTTTTAAAGTGGATAATTTCAGTATTAAATAACGTTTTTATTAAAAACTTTTCACCTTTAAACTGGACAAGCATATATTATTGTATGGAGACTCTCCACTCATAGAAATCTACCTTTCTTGTTTAAGAGCATGCTTATATGTGTGCTCTTTCTTATTTACTATGAAATAACGATTTTGTTTGAAAACTGTACATATATTAAACACATACATACAATAATCATAGTCACCTTTTTATATAAATCTCGGTCATAGAGCGCCTTAAAAAGCGCTCTTTTTATTTAAATAAAGGTTTTATTAAAAAAATTTTCACCTTTTAACCGGACAAGCATACGTTATTGTATGAAGACTCTCCACTCATAGAAATCTACCTTTCTTGTCAAAGAGCATGCTTATATGCGTGCTCTTTTTGATTGTATATAAAGACTGCACATACATTAGAAACGTACATACAATAATCATGATCATCTCATTATTAATCATTTAGTATCATTTTCGATACACTCCTTGGTCATAGGGCGCTTTTAAAGGCGCTCTTTTTATTTAAAATAAGGATTTTGTTTAGTTTTCTATATAATCGCTACTTCAACAGTGATAAATCATAATTTGATTCAATAAATTTCATGCATAATTTTCTATTCACATCATTTCCTAAGCGATTGTAAATCAATAACATTTCTTTTTTTGTGAAGCTTGTCCCTAATAACTGATTAAAGCTTTTTAAGATTTTTCTAGACTTGTAATCACTCAACCCTTTACTAATTGGTCTTGATAACCAAGCGAACATCTTACATATAAAATCCAAATCGTTTTCTACGTCTTCTAATCTGAAATAAAGGTTACTTTTAGGGTCAAATATTAATTCGTTACTACTATTTACAAAAGCCTTCGGGAAAAATCCCTGTGTTTTTTCTACCAAGCTTTGTACCTCTTCATTCATTTCTCATTCCCCTTTGTTCATGATTTTGTAACAGATGTATACAAGTTTGTGTGTTACACTAAATTCATTCGAAGATGTCATTCGTTATTAATTCGGCAATTCTTAATACCCTATCCCCTGCCCTAGCTCCCCTGCTAGGGCTTTTGTTGTTAAAATAACTATTTTGTTTAGTTTCCTTGGTATTCAAGTTTGCTAGCGTCTATCGTTTCGATATTTTCAATTGATCCAAAGCTAGGGTACTCATTTATTCCTTTTAGCCATCCTTCAACTACCTTGTTTATTTGTTCTTGAAGTTTTTCACCTTCATCTCTTGCTACCCCTGAAAGCCAAGAATCTGCAACCCCTCCACATTCATCGTTTGCTCGTTCATATAATTCATCCAACAATACATCCGCATTGATCCATGGCGTATACTGTTTGAATTCTCCAATTTGGAATTCATTATCAACTGATGCTCTATCCGCTACCATTCTATCCGTCCAATCTTTTAAAGCTGCTTGAATGGCTTCCTCTTTCGTTTCATATTTATCACTTGTCCAAATCTCACTATTGCTATCAAGGTTGTACATCCATTTCATATCTCCCATTCCCCTTTTCGTATAATCTTTTTTATATCGTGCATACTACCTGCAAGCCGACTTCCCACCGGCTTCACTCTTTCAAATCGGAGCTCTCTCCTCCGTATCTTTTCAGGACATGGCAGGTAACTTAGTCAATTACCTGCCGTTTTTACGTATAATCGTAAAAATCCTTGTCCATACTGTTTAGAGAAAACATCTCAAGCTATTTGATGAGACCTCCAGCACAGGTTACTTGTACGGCCGTTCCGATAAAAGGAGCGGTCTTATTTATCTCCGCATTACTTTTTAACAAAATAACGCTTTTATATAAAATTCGTACACATTTTTGACACATCGAACATCACAACTACTTGAAAATTCGTGATAATATTAATTTGTCGAATACGCCAAATTTCGACACAGTACGACAATAGCCTCTCCCCTCCGAAATCCTTGCCCCCGCAGGGATTTCTCCTTATATTCATTAATTGTTCACTGAGTCTTCATCCTGAACAAAATTCAAGGTTTATTATTACCCCAATTTCCAACTTGTTTAAAAAAATAAAAGCTAGGCTAAATCAACTCTGATTCTCGTTTTTCAATACGAATTACTTTTTTATTCTTGTATATCAAGGACTGCTCACCATGACCACTTATCGGCGGCTCTATTTGACGAACTTGTCCATCTTTCACGATATAAACCATATTTTCAGCTAAAGAAATTTCCGCTCTCATTTCTGCAATATCTTCTTTAATAATCGCCACATTCACCACTCCCATGATATAATTACTTTGTCGAAAGTAGTCGGGAGTATTCTCGGCTTTTTTATTTGCTTATAAATACTGCACAACATTCTCCGGAACAAACGATTGTTCCAAGGATAGATGAAGCCGTATTGGAATCGGCTCTTTGCTATCCCTTGCTCGCTTACATATCTCTTCAGCTTCTTCCCAATCAAACTGTTTATCCTCCACTCGCTTATAACGCCAAATCCCAATTGTGTAATCCTCAAATAATTCGTAACGATCATCTGGCGCTGTCGTTGGTTTTAATTCGTCAATCGCCTTTGCTTGGCGTGGTATTTGTACAACAACGTCAGCAAAACGTAGTTTAGAATTTAACCGATGAACATGAGCCTTCTTAGGATCAAATGACACAACTCGTTCAACATCAAAAATTGTTAGCTGCTTTGTCATCGCTTGTTCCCTCCAATACCTGCAAGCTTGCAATTAAGATTCCTTCAAGCTGCGTTAATGTTAGTTGATCTAATGTTTGCCCATTAATTTCCGATAGTCCTAATCCCGATAATTTACGAATGATTGCTAGTTTTCTACGCTCTACTTCCTGACGTAACAACATGATTAGGCCTCCTGTTGGTGACTGAACTTCCGCTCTAAATTTACAAACTTACTAAACTCTTTAATGAATGCTAGTTCAACAACACCAACTGGACCGTTTCTCTGTTTCGCTAAAATGATTTCTGTTATGTTTTTATTTTCTGTTTCACGGTCGTAATAATCTTCACGATATAAGAATGCAATCAAGTCCGCATCTTGCTCAATTTGACCATTTTCACGTAAGTCTGAGAGTAACGGCCTTTTATCTTGTCTACTTTCAACAGCACGGCTTAACTGTGATAATGCAACCACACATACATTTAGCTCTCTTGCCATAAGTTTTAGCTTACGACTAATCTCACCAATCTCTTGCATACGATTTCCTTTGTGCTTTGGGTCACCTACAATAAGCTGCAAGTAATCAATTGCGACTAACACCTTTTTGTCTGGGTATTTGCGCTTTAGTTTCCTAGTCTTTGCGTAAATCTCTTGCATCGTTACATTGGCTTTATCGTATATTTCTAGTGGTAAATCATTTATCAAGCCCATAGCCTGACTAATCTTTTCCCAATCCTTTAAATTACATAGCTTTTTAGGGTTTTTTAATTTCGTAGCATCTATATTTCCAGTACTTGAGATCATACGCTTAAGTAACTGTTCTTCTCCCATCTCTAGCGAAAAGACTCCTGTTGCTGTATGAGCACTCGCTGCATGGAAAGCAATGTTTAATACAAATGCTGTTTTCCCCATCGAAGGACGGGCACCGACAATAATTAAATCGCCTTCTTGTAGTCCTGCTGTCATTCTGTTTAAGTCGTCATAACCAGTTGGTATACCGGTTAGATCTCCTACATCAATTTGCATGTTCTTATACAGATCAACTAGGGTTTCCTTTAGATTAAATTCATCTGAATAACCTGTTTCTTCAATAGCGCTTAGTTCATCAATCGATGTACTAATAGCATTTATATCTCTTTCATGCTGAAGACGATTATATAAGTTGCCAGCAACCTCTTGAGCATGTCGCATCTTCCAAGCTTCAATCACTAAACCTTCATGATACGAGAAGTTTTTAGTTGTTGTTACAACTTCTGTCAGGTTTACAAAGAATTCAATTCCACTAATTTGATTCATAAAGCTTTCATCGAATTTTCCCATGAGAGCGACAAGGTCTATTGGAACCTCAGCATCTTCTAACTCTCTCATCGCTTTAAAAATCACTTGGTGTGTTGGTAAAGAAAACTGTTTTGCCTTTAGCTGACAATCTTTAATTAAATCGCCTTCTTGGATAATGCTACCTAAAACACTTTGTTCAGCTTCTGCGTTACGAATCATATCGTTACTCATTGAACCATCCACCCATTCTGTTGATTAAGTGCTGCAAGCTCTTCATCCGTTGGAATGTTTTGTTCCCATGATTGTTGCTGCTGTATTACGTTCTTAGTAGATTCTGATAAGCCTTTTTGTTGATAAGGAGCTTGTGTCGGTTGTTGCGCCTTTGCTAATCGTTGAGTACGAAATGCTTTATCAGCCACCTCCACATCTGCTACTGTTTTCAATCCTTTAAGATGCCAATCTCGTAAAATCGTATTTACGTAATTCATGTTTCTCGTATTCTTCTCTAAAGCAATTTCCATAGCTTTCACAACAAGCTCTGCATTTAAATCATCTATCCAAGCGTGAATACCATCTGCAATAAAAGGTGTAATGAATCCGAAGTTCTGCTCGTAAAAAGAAATTGGATTAACCTCAACAACTTCTTCCGCGCCTGCGCGTTCTTCTTGTTGTTGTTGTTCTTTTTCTTTTTCTTCTTCTTTTTCTTCTTCCTTGCTAGGGTCTTGGAAGCCCCTTATAAGCCCCTCCAAACGTGCTGATAAATACTCCTTAATTCTTGGAATCTTAAAGTCTTGTTGCATTTCTAATTCCAAGCAAGTTTCATAGAAATCAACTAAAAAATCCTTATCCTTCACAGATTGAATTTCTTTTAAAACGCACTTTTCAATGTTCACATTTTTAATCGGATTGAATTTCAACCAGTTGATTAAGAACAATTCTTTTGTTTTTTGGTTGTAATTAATTTTCCCGTACTCTGCAAAGCGTTCTAATAACTTCATAACAGTTTCGCGGTTGTACCCTGTATCAGTTTCAATGATACGAAGTGGAAGCTCATAGATTCCTGATTGAGACGTCTTACTGTTTGTCATCAAATATAAGTAGAAATACTTTTCCTCCGGTGTAAGATCTAAAACAAATGAATCCTGCCAAAATGAAACATGTACTGGTCTATAAACTGCCATATTATTCATCCTCCCGTTTACATATCGCAAATCCGTCCTCTACACGTAATAAGCGATAATTCTTGTATCCTATTTTGAGATATTGATTTACTAAGTAAATTAGGTGTTGCTTTGATATTGCTTGTTGAAACACTTTAGGGTTCAACAACACTCTATGTAATGATTTGTCTAAAGGCATGCAACACACTCCGTTGTTATACGAATGCTAATTTGATATAATTAATTCAAATATTTTTTCCAAAGCCATTTATCTATCACTCTGCCAAGTGGTAGATTTTTTATTTTCTACGTGTTACTAAAGAGACGTTAACTCCTCTTGCTCTTAAATCTTTAATCACTACACGATAACTCATCGATGCCTCATGTTCTTCTTTTGTATCACGAAGCATTTTAAATTCTTTCATACATCGTTCCAGTTCTTCTTCCCAATGATTTGATTCTTCGGCTGATTTTGCATAAAACATGTTATGAATACATGCAACCATACAGTTATGAAGTTTATTCGCAAATGAAAAGTCTCCTGGGAGAACTAGATCATGAAGACGATCGTATTTATGTGTCATGAATTACATCTCCTTTCTATTTGAGTTGATGCTGTACGCATCGTTACAACCAGAAAGGAGCATTGTAGGGGATGGAGGAACAATCCCTTTCTGGTTGTAACGACAAGCACAGTTGCTTGTCCAAATAATGAATAAAATGTTATAATTATTTTGTAAAATATATTGCCAGCTACTGTTCTCAGGCGGTAGCTTTTTCTTTTGCCCATTTATGCTTTAAAGTGAATGATGCTTCAATAATTTTGATTCGAATCCCCACTAACTTCTTCTCTTGTTGTAATTCTCCTGAATTTTTATCATTACCAAATGTTTTAGCTATTTTTATTTCACCAGTTAACTTTGCATCATAACGAATTAGTTCCTTATATTCTCTTAAACTTGGATTCTTGTAATCTACTGTCATTTACACTTCCTCCTTTACAAAACTTTTGTTAAAGCCATTAAGCTATCCACCGATTGAATAATAACGTTTTCTGACATAGCCTTTTGCAACCAACTTCTTTGCGTTTGCTCTATAATGCCAAAATGTACTTGTTCCAAAGCTTGTACTACACATTGAGTTGCTTGGATTGTATCGAAGATTTCCTTTGCATGAACTGCGTATTCATGTCTCTTTTTTTCATCAAGCTTCCATGACCTTGTTGCAACTTGTAAGTTCATGATTTCCTTCGCTGCTTTAATCCCCTCTTCAGCCTGTTTAATGTAGTTCATCAATTGTAAATTCACATCTTGAGTTAAACGTGGATCTGTTGGCGGTAAACCAACACCATAAATATGTTTAATCGCTTGTTGATTCAACTTTGCTCCTGTTGCATGACACCAATCCATCGCAAGCTCAAATTCTGGTTTAGAAAGTCCAGATTCAATACGAGTTAAGCGTTCATGTGTAATGCCAAGGTACTTAGATAGTCCTTTCTTCGTTTTCAGCTGAACATTATCACAACATTCTCTAGCATTCTGTAATAATTCCCCTATCGCTGAATTGCAGTATATGCTTGTTCCCATATCTGTTCGCCTCCATATTTAGTTTTAAAATGGTTACAATGAATTTAGTACATACGTAACTTGTCTATTATTCATGTAAAAAGAGAGGAACTATTCCTCAATGTTTTCTTTCACTTGCATTTCTTTGATGATGGCCCAACCAGCCTTGTAATATGCTTGAAGGATCTTATCAATATCCTTTTGCGGTTTTGGCTCAGGAGCCACAACATGGACTTTCGTTTTTCCAAATTCATAAGTCGCTGCATATTCTTCTTGTTGGCTCATGGTGTCACCTCTTGAAGTGCTTTTTATATGTTTATGCGACGAATCTGTTGGTACTGCCATGTTAGTTGATGGCATTTTCTCACCTGCTTTCTAAGTGGAAGTATAAGATTCTTGTACTTATATGCATCAAATTAAATCTTTTACATCACACCCAAGAATAGCAGCTAACCTTATAGCTTTTTCAAGATTTGGATTACTATAGCCATTTTCCCAATTACTTATTGTAGATTTTGTAACTTGCATTCTACCTGCAAGATCTTGTTGCGTTAACTTACTTTTTTTCCTGGTTCTAATTAACTTGATATTTTTGTTCACTGTCTCGCTCCTTGTATAAGTTATTTGTACTTTCATTATAAGTATAAGATTCTTGTACGTCAACACATTTGTACAATATTCTTGTACAAAGTTTAATATTTCATTTGTATAAGGTACAATATCTTTGTACTTTTATTAACGGGAGGTGCTAAAAGTGTTGAAACAAAGATTAAAAGAAACACGTAAAATACGTCAACTTACTCAACAAGAATTAGCCAATAAAGTAAATACCACTAAGGGCACCATTAGTAACTATGAGAACGGACATAGCACTCCCTCAAACGAAATGCTAAAAGATTTAGCTAATGTTTTAGGAGTAACAACAGATTATTTATTAGGAAGAGAAGATGAATCAAGAGTATCCAATACACTTCCTGACTTAACAAAAAAAGATAGTCGTGATATTGCACGTGACTTAGAAAAAACATTAAAGGATTTAGAAAACAGTGATGAAGCGTTAATGTTTGATGGAGAACCAATAGACGACCATACAAAAGAAATGATTCGTATTTCTCTGGAAAACTCAATGCGCATGGCAAAACAATTAGCAAAACAAAAATTCACTCCAAACAAGTATAAAAAAGATTGAACGGAGCGAGAAATGGAAATTAAAGAATACGCACTCAAAATCGCAGAAAAACATGAAACAACAAATCCGTTTGAAATTGCTAGACGAAAAAATATTATAGTGTTGTTTGAAGACCTTGGGAATACTCTTGGTTTTTACAACACATACAAACGCTTTAAATTCATTCATATTAATAATCAAATCGACGAAACTACTCAACGTTTTGTGTGTGCTCATGAACTTGGACATGCCCTATTACACCCAAAAGCAAATACTCCATTTTTAAGAAATAAAACGCTGTATTCTGTAGATCGATTAGAAATTGAAGCAAATACATTTGCAGTCGAACTTCTATTATCTGATGAAATGATTTCTGAATATCAGAATACTAATCTATCAATTCAAGAAATAGCAGAAATTCATGGCGTTCCAAGGGATTTTGCTCGTTTAAAAAATTTGTTACTGTACAATAATCATTTACGTTGAAATTATTACTTAATTGATGCGATAGTTATTAAGTACAGGTATATCAAGTCATTTATACAAGCAATTGCTAGATTTATATCGTAACTCTAAATCAAAAACTTAAGGAGTTGTGAAATTACTATGGATAAATTTATTGGACCAATTATTACTTTACTAATTGCCCTGATAACTAATGCTATTGCATTCTATCAATTTCGCATTAAATTTAAAACTTTCAACGAATTTGACAAATTGTTCCTGAATAAATCTGAACAAAAAAAACTTACTGATTTTCAATTCCTTTCCGATTGGTTTCTATTGTTCTTTGCAATGTATTTAATGCCATTAATTGCATTCTATCAATTTGAAAAACCATCCCATAATTGGAGTTTATACCTAGGGACGTTTGGGCTGCTATTTATGATGATTTCTATATGCTGTTTCGTACCCGTTTTTATTTACGCTTTTCAAAAAGACTTGCCGGTACAAAAATATTCTAAAGCCCGCAAATGGGGATTGGCGAATATGATATTAAGTTTAATTTGGTTCTATCCTATTTCCTATTTAGTGGTTACTAGTAAGAGTTGGCTTGCAATGCCTGCTATAATTTTATTTGCTCTTTTGTATAGTTTATTTTTAAACTTAGTTGCAAATCAAACAAAAAAGAAACCTTCTTCAGTGAGAATATCTAGTAGATATTCTCACTGAAGAAGAATTAAAACAAACTCCATTAATCCACGCTTATATTATCGATGATAAAAAATCAGTTTTATATCATGGTGGGGACCTCTCTAGAAAAACTTTTTATGTTTGCGATTTTTCTTCAAAAATATATTTAAGGTATACTCCATTTCAAGAACTCGATATAAACACAAATGAATTGAGAACAGAGAACGTTTCCCAGTGATTCAAAAACAACTTATACACAATAATTAACATAAAAACAAAAGGGGCGCCTCCCTTAAGAGGCCTTTCTTTTATTAATTATCATATTTATTTCTTCACAATGTTTGTTTTTCATATAATACATATTATTGAGGAGGTACTACTATGAAAACCGCGATCTACCTAAGAAAATCCCGTGCCGATCTCGAAGCCGAAGCACGTGGCGAAGGCGAAACTTTAGCAAAGCACCGCTCTACCCTGTTGAAAATTGCCAAGGAAATGAACTTAAATATTTTAGCTGTCCGTGAGGAAATTGTTTCTGGTGAGAGCTTAGTGAAACGCCCTGAAATGTTGGCGCTACTTGAAGAAATTGAAGATAACAAATATGATGCTGTTCTTTGCATGGATATGGACCGTTTAGGTCGTGGTGGTATGAAAGAGCAAGGAATCATTTTAGAGACGTTTAAACGCTCGAATACGAAGATTATGACACCAAGGAAGACTTATGACCTTAATGATGAGTGGGATGAAGAATACAGCGAATTTGAAGCGTTTATGGCACGTAAGGAGTTAAAGATTATTACACGCCGTATGCAACGCGGTCGTATTGCTAGTGTAGAGGCTGGGAATTACCTTGGTACACATGCGCCCTTTGGATATGATATTCATCGTTTAAATAAGCGAGAGCGTACTTTAACGATGAATTCAGAAGAAGCTTCTGTTGTAAGAATGATATTTGATTGGTATGCAAATGAGGATATGGGCGCTAACGCAATCAGAAGCAAGTTAAATGATCTTGGCTACAAAAGTAAGTTAGGAAACGAATGGAACCCCTACAGTATCTTAGATATATTAAAAAACAATGTATACATCGGAAAAGTAACGTGGCAAAAACGAAAAGAAGTGAAACGTCCTGATGCTGTAAAGCGTAGTTGTGCAAGGCAAGATAAATCAGATTGGATTATTGCTGATGGAAAACATGAACCAATTATCTCAGAAAGTCTGTTTGAACAGGTACAAGATAAATTAAATTCAAGGTATCATGTTCCTTACAATACAAATGGAATTAAAAATCCACTGGCTGGTATTATTAAATGCGGTAAATGTGGTTACAGTATGGTCCAACGTTATCCGAAAAATAGAAAAGAAGCTATGGATTGTAAACACCGTGGCTGCGAAAACAAATCAAGCTATACTGAATTAATCGAGAAGCGTTTACTCGAGGCTTTAAAAGAATGGTATATCGATTATAAAGCTGATTTTGAAAAACATAAGCAAGATGACAAATTGAAAGAAACGCAAGTTATTCAAATGAATGAAGTTGCATTACGTAAGTTGGAAAAAGAATTAGTGGATGTCCAAAAACAAAAAAATAATTTACATGATTTATTAGAGCGTGGCGTTTACACTGTCGATATGTTTTTAGAACGTTCGAATGTAATTTCCGATCGTATTAATGAAATTACTTCAACGATGGAAAACTTAAAGAAAGAAATTAAAACCGAAATTAAAAAGGAAAAAGTAAAGAAAGATACAATTCCTCAAGTGGAACATGTTCTTGATCTATACTTCAAAACAGATGATCCAAAAAAGAAAAACAGCCTCCTAAAATCAGTTTTAGAAAAGGCTGTTTATAAGAAAGAAAAGTGGCAAAGACTTGATGATTTCGAACTTGTGCTTTACCCTAAGCTCCCTCAAGATGGCGACATATAA